ATCATAGTAGGGCGTCCAGTTGCACGTTTGCTTGATAATGGATGGACAGCGGAAGTTACTCGATGTTGTACTGATGGCACGAAAAATGCTTGTTCAAAGCTTTATGCTGCGGCTTGGAGAGCATCTCGGGCTTTAGGATACAAAAGGCTTATTACATATATTCTCGAAAGCGAAAAAGGAATATCTCTAAAGGCTGCGGGTTGGAAATTGATAGGTAAATGCGGCGGGGGAACTTGGAACAGAGAAAACCGTTCACGAACAGACGAACATCCAATAGGGCAGAAATTACTTTTTGAGGCCAACACCAACAGATGATGCAAGTTAATAAGATAATCTGCAAATTAAGCAAAGTACAAAATTATGTGATGCTCGAAATGGAGTATGGTGCAGTTATTGGCGAACTTTCTGATAAACGTAATGGTCGATATGAACTATTTATACGCAAGCGGAATTGGTTTCCTGAAACTTGCCATCCATGCGAACATCCTTTTATATTGAAAACACTTAACAAGAACACAGTATTTGTCTTATTGGAATTAGGCTTAATACATAAGGATAATAAGGTGGCAGAGTCAATGTTGCCGTTTAGCAGAGATTATTGGTATGTTTTTGAGGGCAAGGATGCAAGTTAATACCATCGTAACAGGCGATTGCTTAAAGGTAATGGAAGAATGGCCGGATAAGTTTATCAACTGCTGTATATCGAGTCCGCCTTATTGGGATTTAAGAGATTACGGCCTGCCTCCTTCTATTTGGGATGGCGATAAGAATTGTGAGCATAAATGGGAAGAAAAGATAAGTTCTGGAATGTCAGGCGGGCCATCAGAAAAACAAGAAAGCAATAAAGGTGGTTGGCGTGAACCATCCAAATATGCTTTTTGCTCAAATTGCGGAGCTTGGCGTGGCACACTTGGCTTGGAGCCCACCTTTGAGCTTTACATCAAGCACCTCTGCGACATCTACGATGAGGTCTTTCGTGTATTACGCCCTGATGGAACTTGTTGGGTGAATCTTAGGGATACCTACTGGGGTGGGAAAGGGCAGTCCGGCCGGTGTGACCATAATATTGAACAACGAATTGCGGAAGGCCGAACTTTTCAACGCCGAGAATATACTTTACCAACAAAGCATTGCCCACAGGACGGCAAGCACGATACAGTACAAGCCAAATCCCTCTGTCTAATCCCCCAGCGTTTTGCAATAGAGATGGTGAATAGGGGCTGGATATTAAGGAACGTCATAATTTGGAAAAAGCCGAATCCAATGCCCAGCAGCGCAAAGGACAGGTTCACAGTAGATTTCGAGTACGTCTATTTCTTTGTAAAGTCTAAGAAGTATTGGTTCGAGCCGCAGTATGAGCCACAAAGCGAAACGAGCCATCCAAGATATGCTCGAGGATTAACTGAGCCGCTACCTGCAGACCCGAACAGCAAAGAACTAAAACGGCCAGGATATGACAATTGGCGGGAAAAAACACCGATTCATAAGTTACCTCTTGGCCGCAACAAGCGCTGTGTATGGACAATACCCACGCAGCCCTACCCAGACGCTCATTTCGCCACTTTCCCAGAGAAGTTAGTTGAGCCTATGATTAAGGCCGGATGCCCGGAGTTTGTCTGTACCAAGTGCGGGAAGGCCAGAGAGAAGATATATAAGCCAACAAATGAATATAAAAAATATCTGGGTAAAACTTTCAAAGGCTACACGGATTGTGGTTGTGGAAAGGAGTTTAGAGCCGGTATCGTGCTCGATTGCTTTTGCTGGCTCTGGCACGACTTTACAGGTGGCTGCAAGGCTGCGTAGAGATTGGATAGGTGTAGAATTGAAACAGGAATATATCAAAATGGCCGAAAAAAGAGCAAGGCACGGTGAAACTGGAGTACCCGTTAAAGAGCAGAAGGCAGGTCAGTTGGCCTTATTTCAGGAGACCCAAAAATGAGACCTTATATAATCAATGCCGTTATAGCCGTAGTTAGTTTTTGCTTTGGCTATTTCACGTGCGCTTTAATGGTGATAGCTAAAGGCAAGAAGAAATGAAAATCGGATTGATAAATATTGAGCCGAAGATTTTTAATACGGCGTATATGCAGATGGCGGCCTACCATAAGGGCAGGGGCGATACGGTCGAGTGGTGGCTGCCGCTGAGGCACCGGCTGCTCGATGTGGTTTACTGCAGCTCGCTGTTCGACTTTACCGATAAGTCGCAGGTTCCGGACGATGTAATATGCGGGGGGACGGGGTTCGATGTCACTTCAAGAATGTCCCGGGTTATGGAGGATGCCCGGCTTGATTACAGTATCTATCCCGATTGCCGCACAAGCTATCTGTGGTTCAGCCGGGGATGTATCAGGAATTGTCCCTGGTGTATCGTGCCGGCCAAGGAGGGCGGGATAAAAGCGGCCGATTATAAGAACCTCAATCCCCGGGGTGAATATGTCACTGTATGTGATAATAACTTCTTTGCAAATCGATTATGGCCGGAGGCGATATCGGCACTGATAGAGATAAATCAGCCGGTGGATTTTCAGGGTGTGGATGTTCGGATACTTAACAGAGATATGTGCCGGGCCCTGCGGAAGTTGCGGCATTACAAGCAAATCAAGATTGCCTGGGACGATCCGCGAGAGGACCTCAGAGAGCATTTGAAACGAATGCTGCGGTTAGTACCTTACTGGCAGATAATGTGCTATGTGCTCATCGGCTATAACTCGAGCGAGGAAGAGGACCTGTACCGGATCGAGACAGTGCGGGCTTTGGGGATAGACCCCTTTGTTATGGCTTATGATAAAAGTGATTTGTATCAAAGGAGCCTGGCACGATGGGTAAATTTCAAGGCGATATTCAAAAAGGTCAAATGGCAGGATTATAGACAGAGGGTTTCAAAACAGGAAGCGGCCGGCTGCGGATGGTCGGTAAGGAAATGACTTATGTTTAAGGTTAAAGGATGAATGAGCAAAAGACATTATTCGAGACGGAAACTGTTGATTGTCAAAGGTGCGGTCAGCGTTGCAGGGTAGATGGCCGTCAATCAAAGGCAAAGATGCTGCGCTACTCTAAGGGCAAAGGTCTATGCGTCAATTGTGCTGTTCATGACTGGCTTCGCAATACGTACCCGCCGAATATTATTCTTGCCCAGTCGGGTCCGAAGGTTTTGCTTTTTGAGCACATTCAAGAGCAGTTCGCGGAGATTATGCGGATCGGATTCGCAGATGCCAAACCTGATGAGATTGACTGGCAGAGGATAGTCGATAACTGGGAGCTGCCTTTTAAGAACAAAGTAAAGGCCACGGCGATGAACCCAGCATCGCAGGATGTCTTGGATATGGAGCCAGAAATGCAGGCAAGGAAAGAAAATAATTTTAGAGAAGAGATGATTGCAAGAGAACAAGGGTTTGGGAGTTTGTTTGAGAAGCAGCAAGCTGAGCGGGACAGAATAATTAAAGAGGAATTTTTACCATTATTGCGAAAACAGAGAGATGAGGAATGAAACATAATATCAAATCGGAGCGAATGAATATATCTGGCTGGGATTTTTATGCGCCGCTCCAGGCTACGGAACTCAATGAAATGGATATTGCAGACCACGAACGTCAACTTGAGGCGGTTTACAAGGGGCTGCTGCATGAAGTAAGCGTGATTGATAAATGCCGTTGGAGATTCGATAGAACATTCAAGCGGATAGATTTTTTTATAATTTGATAGCCCCCGTCCCCGCCAGAGACAAGCGGGGACAAGCTCCGATTGAGCGGGGTTAAAGGAAGTGACTTATGTCAATGATTAAGGTTAAAGCCGGTCAGGAGTTTTATGCGGTGGTACGCAAGGGGCCGCAATCGCGCACATTGGAGGGTGTGGAGGGCGCTGGTAAGAGGATAGGCCCGTTCAGGGCGACCCGGGACAGTACGTCCCTTGGCGTCGTAGCGGGCAGCAGGTTTTTCTGCCCTCACAGTTTTAGGATAGAGCTGCCCCCGCTGCGGCCCAAGGGGCCTTGCGGATAGTCCGCTTCACGGCCTTTTTTTAGGACACCGCAAAGAGCGGTGGCTGGTTAAATAAAAATGAGAAAATCAAAGAAGAAAAAATCAAAACAGCCCGCCCCCACCAGAAACAAGCGGGGGCAAGCTCCGCGGCTTCCTAAGAAGAGGCCGCGTAAGCGGAGAAGACTGCCACTTCCGGGGCACTCTGTTCGCTCCTTAGCCTTTTCTTGCGAGTCGTTGACCGAGGCGGACGTTATACTGCACGCCGAGCGTCCGCGTCTGCGCAAGACATTGGCCGAGTATATCAAGAGGTTCCCACCGTTAGCGGAGGCCTGGGAGCGGGGGCAGTTATTGAGGAACTTAAAGGGCTGTGCCGCTGCTATAATGACAGTAACGCAGGCGGCGAAGCTCCTGGGCTTCGAGCGGGGGCGCGAACTTAGGGAATTACTGGACACCGATACGGAGGTCTGCGATTTATGGGAGCAAACTCGGATAAAGGCAGTGGCGGACGCCAAGCAGGCCCTGGCCAAGGCGGCGAAATCAGGTAATCAGCAGGCGATAAAGGCGGTGGAGAGTTTTCTTTACGATGAGGGCGAGGGCCGGACAGCCAATATCAATTACGCAGCGCTTACAATCAACCAGATGGCGGACCTGTTCGGTGTTACCAGGCAGACTATACACGATTGGTATAGCAAGCACGGACTTATACGCAACGCCGAGGGCGGTATCAACTTGAAGGATGCTATCGCCTGGTACAGCGCTTTCACTAAAAGGAAGACCAACGGCCGGCTCCTGCCGGCGGACAAGCTGCGTGACCTAAAGGCAGAGGAGAAGATAATCGACCTGGCCGAGCGGCGGCACGAGCTGCTTAGCCGCGAGGAGGTGGTAGCGGGCTTACTTGGGCGATGGGGCAGGATAGTAGGGTCATTCAAGTACAAGGGGCGGGAATTAGCGAGTATGGTTCACGGCCAGACTGTAGATGGTATCGAGGACATATTATCGCGGTTCTTCGAGGACTTACAAAGGGAATGGCTGACGGTTCCGGAGTTCCTGTACCTTGAGACGGCAGGCGCCGAAAAACTGGAAGAATTATTTATTTTACTCCGCTCAGACGGCGCGGGGCCTAAAGACAAAGGCGGTGAATGATATGACAGTTCATTTTTTAATCGGTTACAAGGAAAAATTTATGGCAGGCTTATATCATCGAACTTGTGATTCTCATTTCTGTTTTTGTACCAGAGACAGAAATAAAGAACAGGGGTCATTTTCACGAAAAAAAGTCACCTGTGGTAATTGCAAGCAAACAATCGTTTTCAAGGCAAAAGCTGTAGATGACAGATGACAAAGGCGGTGACTGATATGAGTAAAGAATACGAAGAGCGAGCGGCAAAGATTATGCCCCTATGCGGCTCGTGGGGTGGTGGGATTGTGCAAGTAAAAAAAGCGTATTGGATTCAGTCGAGAGACAGAATAATATCAATATTGAAACAATTACACAAAACAAAGAAGCAAGCCAAGCGAATCAAAGAGCTTGAGGAGGCTGTTATGGAAGCTTTAGCATTGTGCCGAGCAAAATGGCAAGTTCAAGATAATCATCCAGCAAGTAGCTGGGCTAAAGAGGTAGAATATTTTGAGAACGCTCTGAAAGGGCGGTGAATGGTATGGCAATTATCAAAAGGAAATTAGGAAATCGTAAAAATATAATTATCAAAAAGTTCAGAGAAATCCGTAATGATGGTCTCGGTGGTCTTGCCTTTGAGATGTTCTGTGAAGGTTGGAAAGCTGCTTGGAAAGAACGCACATTAGTAAATCAAGAGCGAATCGAAGAGCTTGAGCTTGCAAAAATAATCGGGATTCAAGCTTGTGATTTATTAAAAGAGCGAATCGAAGGGCTTGAGGCCGAACTCGAAAAACCACCAGGGGATATTCTTATCTGCAAATGTGGTTGGTGGGGAAAAATGGAAGACCAAGATGCCTTGGGTTCTAAATGTGGCTGTTGTCCTGTTTGTGGTAATGAGGATTTGGTTTGGCTAAGTAAATTACAGGAGCGAATCAAAGAGCTTGAGATAAGGATCAAGAAATTAGATTTAATTTTGGAGACAAGGCTTATTTTGCTTTTTTGCGGTCGAGAGAATGATCCTCCATGTAAAGAATTAAGTTTGATTATGGCGGAAAAGCTTGAAAATATTGCGAAAGAAATAAAGCAAGCCCTGAAAGGTGGATGATATATGGAAAAAGGTGCACAGTTTTCTAATGACCGAATTTACAGGTATATACTTTGGCGAACATGGAGGCCGGGTGACGGCCATGTTACGTTTATAGGATTGAATCCATCAACTGCCGATGAAACAGAAGATGACCCGACAATTCGCAGATGTATCGGATTTGCAAAAGATTTAGGATTCGGCGGCGTCCATATGCTTAATATCTTTGCCTTCCGAGCTACCAACCCAAAAGAGTTAATGAAAGCAAAAAAGCCTATCGGGAAGAAAAATAATTACTTCCTGAGTATATATTGTGATATGATTGGTTTGAACGTAGCATGCTGGGGGACATGGGGTGCTTATTTAAATCGAGGGCGGGAGGTATTAGATTTATTGGGCATAGATTGCTTACATTGTTTCGGGTTTACCAAAAATATTCAACCTAAACATCCATTGTATTTGAAAAAAGGAACTGAATTGGTGCAAATGTCACTATATAAAACTATAAAAGGCGGTGACTGATGGATTTGCCAAATACGGATAATTTACTTTTTATATTGGGTTTCTTAATTGGTTTTTTTATGGGGCAGATTGCGGTCTATATATATCGAAGAAAATGACAGCGACTGAAACAAATAATAAATCATCAATAATAAATAATAAATCGGCGATAGCCGTGCTTCCGCTCTTGCCCGAAGAGGCCGAATTGCTCCGGCCGCGGCAGCGGCCGCCTTTTGTCGAGTGGATGGAGGCTAATTACATATTAACCGGCGGGACCAGCGCTATCGAGGGGCCGTGGTCAAGGGAATATACACCGTATTTCGTACCGATAGCCGAGTGGCTGAACGATACGGTGACGCGGGAGGTATGGGTCTATGCCTGCAGCCAGTCGGGTAAGAGCACCTTCGGGACGGGATATGTGGGATATGTGACCGAGACAGCGCCCGGGCCGGCCTTATTGATTATGCCGACAAAAGACGATGTAAAGAACAGGGTGGAGGCGAGGATTCGCCCGATGTTCGAGGCAAACGAGGATCTGCTTCGGCACGTATCGGGCGCCAGGGTAAAGAACATATTCATCGGCAAGCAGACGGTCTTGGACAATATGATACTGTATATCGGCTGGCCTACGACGCCGCAGGCATTGGCCGATAAACCGGTGTGCTATATCATCGCCGATGAGACGGGCAAGTACCCACCCTACGTGGGGGCCGAGGCGGACCCTATAAGCCTTATGCGAAAGAGGCAGCGGTGGTTCAAGGGCAGGAGTAAGCTGCTGGGGATGACCACGCCGGTCACCGAGGATGATATGTCGGATGCCGAGTGGAAACGCGGCGACTGCTGTGAATGGTGGGTGCCCTGCCCTAAGTGCGGCAAGTGGCACCAAATAGCCGATGAGAATATCCGGATAGACCGCTTCAAAGCCCCCGCGGCGCCTGAGCGGAGTCAGTTTTACGCCGAATCGGTATATCGCAGGGGCAGGCATTCGCGCTATGTATGCCCGAAATGCGGGCAGGGCTGGACAGAAGATGAGCGCTGGCGGGCGAGCTGCGCAGGCAAGTTCGTACCGGGCGATTGCACGCTGGATGATAACGGCAGGCTGGTAGGGGCTGAAATTAAGGTAAGGACTATACGGAGCTGCCGGATACATTCGATAATGCTGCACCCGATGGTCGAGACGGTGGCCTCGCTAACGGTCGAGTACGTGCACGCCCAGAAGGCCCTGAAGGCGGGCAATGTCCAGCCGTTTAAGGACTACTGGAACTCTCAGAAGGCCCTGCCCTGGCGGGAGCAAAAGGCCACTACCGATATCGAATTATTGCGCAGGCATATAGGAAAATATCCGAAGGGCAAGGTCCCTGCGGGCTGCCAGATGCTGACCGCGGGTCTTGACGTTCAATTGGACCATGTATATTTCCGCGTGAAGGGCTGGGGCTACCTGGGCGAGCATTGGAGTATCTTCGAGCAGCGGGTGGAGACCGGGCCGACGGACAGGGTGGAGAACCTGGCCAAATTGATGCCTTTTTTGGCTATGAGGTTCGATATGATGGCCGATGCCGACTCGGTTATGAGGATAGCCTTATCGGCCATTGACAGGATGTATAATACGGAGACGGTGGACGCCTTCTGTATTCGCTGCGCGGGGGTGGCGCCTATAATCCCGGTGGCCGGTGACGATAAGCTGACCAAGCAGCCCTGGCGGGTCGGCAAGGCGGCGGGCGGCAAGCTGAAGCGCTACGATCTTAACCTTACAATGTATAAGGACAGCCTGTATCGCAGCTACTTCGAGGCGACTGTCCCGGGCCCCGGGTACGGGCATCTGCACGCCGAGACGCCTTACGAGGTCTTGGAGCACTTAACCAGCGAGAATAAGGAGATTAAGAGGAGGGGTGACAGGATAGAGTGGATTCGCTGGGTCGTCAAAAAAGAGGGCCTGGCCAACCACTACTGGGACACGGAGGTCTATGCCCGTGCGGCGGCCGAGATAAGGGGCCTGTGGGCCCTGCCGGACCCGGCGGCGGCCAAAAAAACCGAAATAAAACCGATAGGCAGACCGGTAGGTAAGAAACCGATTAGAACCCGGTATTGACTATTTATTATTTATTATTGAAAATGAGTAAATTGAAAGGATTCAAAATGGCAAAACAGAAAACAGCGAAGCAGAAAGAGAACATTATTGACAAAACTGAAGAAATAGCCTCTAATGTTAAGTCGCCAGAGAAGGTTGATGGGCCGGTTGATGAGTCGATTGATGAGCCGGTTGATGAGTCGGTTGATGAGAAGGTCGAAGAGCCGGTTGATGAGAAGGTCGATGAGCCGGTTGAGCAATTCATGGCATCGTCTGAGACTCTCGATAAAGCTAAGCAGGGTAAGAAAAAGGCCAAGTGGCACTTTCCGAACGCCAGCCAGTGCCCCCGGTGCAAAACTTTCAATACCGTGGCCACCTCGACCAAGGGCAATAAGCAGTACCGGGCATGCCAGCGGGGAATTTGCCGGTACCGGTATTGCGAGATAGGCGTGAGGGAAAAATAAAATTAGTGTTTATTCGTGTTCGTTCGTGGTAAAATATTTTATTGAGAAAGGGGCCTGAAAATGGAAAGGGGAAAAATAACTGGTGTAAGAATTTATCCTATTGCGCTGCTCGCAGAATATATATTGGCTAATTATAGGCGGTGGATTAAGATAAATGTTCTTGTGCATAAAGGGAAAACTCATCTATATTTGGATGATAAAAAACTTGCAGACTATGACCGTATTTTATCTAAGGAAGAATTGTCGTTGTTAATAAATGACCCTCTTTGTATGTTTAAGTTGTCTGGTTGGAAAAAATTTAGATTGAGGCCGAGGGGCATAGTTAGTAGGAAGATACATAAATTAAAAAGGTGCGTTTATGATTTTTTTCATTTTTTGAGAAGATATTATTGAAGGGAGCTTGGATATGGCAAAGAAAAAACAGAGACCTGAAAAGAAGGGCGCTGGGGCAAGCGTGACAAAAGAACAGTATCTTTTTAACCTTTTAGAGAAAGAGCCGGAGTTGATGAGTAAATTGTTCGAGGCCCTGCAAACGGGTCGCTTCTTTATTACAGTGACATTTCAGAAGAAGTACAAACCGACCGATGAGCGTGACCTGCATCATTACTACATAAGAAAAAACATTATGGTCAATGACGTGATGCCGTGCTTGAAGTATATGGCGTCCGATTTCACGGCCAAGGAGAACCCGACGGCGGAGCTGCCGGATAAATCTAATTTGTATTAAAAGATTGGATATTTACTATTGACTATTGATTATTGAAAGATGACAAAAATGCTGACCTGGATAATTTACAATTACCAACATGGTATGAAGGCTTTATATAAGAAAATAAGGAGATGCAAAGATAAATCGCAGGGAATTTTTGAAGCTGGCACGGCTGGCGGATTGGAATAAGAGAAAGGACGAATAAGATGAAGGTTAAGATTACAATTATAGACCCGGACGAAGCTACTCAGATAGTTGGTATTTTGATGCGAAACGGATATCAAGTAGAAGCTAAGCGTCGGCAATATTCTCCTGCCAATCAAATGGCTGAAAAAATGGAGGAACAATTTGAAATATATGTAAAATTTGAAATAAATGAGGGCAAAGATGAAGCGTAGGGCATTTTTGAATCAAGAACCTCTAAAATTTATAGCAGGCGAAGATATTCATCCAATGGATTTGCTTGAAATTGGCGATGATGGTAAAGCTTATAAAGCAGACTTGAATAGTGAAAAGGCGAAATCATTTTTTTTTCGGCCCGGCTAAAGAATTTGTGCCTAAAGATAGTAACGTCAAGTTATAAAAACAGCCCCGCTTTAGCGGTTTCCTAAAAAAAGGCCGCTTTTAGCGGACTAACCGGAAATAGCTTTCATTTCCGGAACATTTTTACCAGATTCTGTTACAATTATCCCTATTTCACAAAATTACCCTTGATAGAGTCACATCTTAAAGGTCGAATATAGCTGTATAAAGTAAATATTTTGAAAAGCTTCTCGGCGGCGGATGTTCTGCCGAGAAGCTTTTTATCCGCCGCCGATTAGCAATGTTCGGCGGTTTTTTTATGTCCTTAACCAGCGCCAGCACAATTGCGGATGCAATAGGTCAGTACAATAACAACCTCTCCTGGGAGGGTGACATTACCAAGGCGACAAATGCATTAGAGGCGGTGCGCTATATCTTAGCCAACCGGCCGAAGGTAGTGGCCTCGGGCGAGCGGAACGTCAATTTCGACAGCCTGGCTTCCGAGAAGGAAAAATTGGAGGCCTATGTTGGCCGGGCCTCGAGCACGGTCAATCGGGCGGCGTTTACCAGGGGCAGGATGCTAACATGATAAGAAAGCCGGTGACAAGACGAGGCGATAGATCGGTCATTATCGAGGACCGAAGGAAGGGGTTCTATACCTCCCTGGGTTACCGCTCGGCCAGGGTGGCCACGCGCGAGGGGCGCTCTTATACCTCGTACCCCGGCTACAGGCACGATGAGCGGGATAGAAAATCTCTCATCGCCCAGTCGAGGGACTTTATGCGCAATAACCCCATCTATCAGGGCATGATAAACAGGGCGGTGGGATATATCGTGGGCAACGGGTTCGAGTTGCAGGTGAACAGCAATTCTGCCAATACCAATAATAAAATCGAGGGCCTCTGGCGGGACTGGCTCAAGAGGCCTGAGATACGCAATATCTTATCGGGTTCCGAGACGGGACGGATGGTATGCCGGGAGGTAATGGTGACCGGTGACACGGCGGTTCTATTGACCGACAAGTCACTTATACAACTGTTCGAGGCCGAGCAGATAGCGGGTAAGACCACTAAGGACAACGGGATTGAAAAGGACAGGTACGGCAGGCCAAGGAAATTCAACCTGGCGCCCTGGAAGAGCCACCGGGTCGATACACAAAATGCCACCAAGGTGGATGCAAAGAACGTGCTTTATATAGCCAATCCGGAGAGGCCGAGCCAGATACGGGGTGTGCCGGCGGCGCAGTCTTCGTTTCCCATGCTGCACAGGATTAACGATGTCTGCGATAGCGAGGCCATCGCCATGCAGATGCTCAGCCGATTGGCGGTGAGTATTACCCGCGAGCAGGGTGCCGAGGAGGGCTATACCGCAAGCCGCGAGGACCCTAATAAGACAACCGACCAAACCGAAGGTGACCTGGCAACGAGGATGACCGAACTGGATTACGCTATAATGTTCTGGGGCAAGAAGGGCGAGAATATCAAGGGTATTGAGCGGAATATACCAGGTAAAAACTTCGGCGAGTCGGTGCGGATGTTCCTGCGGATATTGGGACTGCCGCTGGGGATGCCGTTGGAGATAATTCTCCTGGACTGGACCAAGAGTAACTACAGCCAGTCGCGGGCGGTGCTGCAGCAGGCGTTTCAGATGTTCGGGTTCTGGCAGAATAAATTGGCTGATTTTTTCTATACACCGCTCTTCGAGTGGCGCTTAGATGCCTGGCGGAATTCAAATCCTCCACTTATCGGCAAGAATACGAAGGTAGATTACAACTGGATAAAGCACACCTTCCCCTGGATAGACCAGCTCAAGGAGGCCCAGGCCTATTCGACCCAGGTGGAGAGGGGCTTTATTACCCATGGCCAGGTGTGCAAGAGCCTTAATACCGACAGGGCCGAGGTGATAGAGCAGAGGGAAAAAGAGGTGCGGGATGCTATCGCCAGGGTCCAGAAGATAGAGAAAGATACAGGCGAGAAGGTGTCCTGGAAGATATTCGCCGGCCTAAAAGAGACGCCGGACAAGGGGCAATTGGCGAAGCCGGAGGAGCAAGCCCCTGCGGCGAATGAGCAGGACCAGGATAAGGAGGATGAGGAATGACACCTAATCCCCTAATCGCCGAGCTGATGAACCATAAGTGGGCAATGGAGGAGAATTCCTTAAAGGCCTTCTTCGAGATGAATTTGTCCACGCTTATCGAGGCGGCAGGGACATCGGCGGCGGTCAATAAACCGGCGGGGATGAAGATAAATAACGGGATAGCCACAATCAAGATAAGCGGGGTGCTCTTAAAGACGGTACCGGACTGGCTGAGATATTGGGGGATAGAGGCCACGGGGTACGATGAAATAACAGGGCAGCTTGAGAAGGCCCTAAAGAATGAGGAGGTCACGGGCATACATCTGCAGGTATCATCGCCCGGCGGGGAGGTGGATGGCCTGGCCGATACCGCGGACATGATATTCGCGGCGAGAGGCGAAAAGCCGGTGACGGCGACAATCGAGGACCTGGGCGCCAGTGCGGCTTACTGGCTTAGCTCCCAGGCCGAAACTATAGGGGCGGGACGCACGGCGGAGGTGGGGTCCATAGGGGTATATACCGTCTATGCCGATATGTCCAAGCGGGCCGAGGACTTGGGGATAAAGGTGATAGTAATCAAATCGGGCGAGCATAAAGCGATGGGGGTGCCGGGTGCCGAGATTACGGATACCCAGATTGAGGCGGTGCAGGAGGTGGTAGATGAGATAGCGGACAGCTTTATATCGGCAGTGGCGGCGGGAAGGGGTAAAAAGAAAAACGAGGTCAAGGACTGGGCCACGGGCAGAACGTGGATAGCAAAAACGGCCCAAAAGATGGGTCTTATAGATACAGTGACAGTTAATACGGTTCAAAACCAAAACAATCAAAATATTAAAGGAGAACATGATATGGATGATCAGAAACAAAAAGATGAGCTGGCCGAGGTAAAGGCCCAGGCCAAGATCGAGGCCGATAAGGCGGCCGAGGAAGCAAGGGAGTCCGAGAGGGAAAATGAGCGCAAGCGGCTTATTGAGTTCAAGGAGGCCTTCGGCGATGATTTGGAATTCGCCATAGACGCCTGCGGGCGGGGACTGAGCGTGACCGAGGCCAAGGCCGAGCGGTTTGATGTCGTTAGCAAGCAGCTTGCCGAGGCGACGAAAAAGGTAAAGATAGAGACAAAAGAAAAGACCACGGGCGCTGCGGCCATATCCACCGGGGATACCGACGGCGAGGAAACAGGTGACTTTATTAAGGCCGGTAAGGAGCTGGCCAAGGCGGAGAAGATAAAGCTGGGAGACGCTTATAAGAGGGTGGCCAGGGAGCAGCCGGAGCTGTACCAGGCCCATATAGCAGGGCTGGGTCTGCAGCGTGCGGCTGTGGCGTAAGACGAAGAGTGATGAATTGATGGAAGAGTGATGAATTGATACGTGCGTGTTTGCAAGATTGAATTAGTGAAATAAAGAAATTTAGGAGAAATGATTATGGCCAAGCAAACAGACTCACCAATGACATTTACGGCGGGAGAGGACATAGCGGCCTTTCTGCGGGTAGAGGCCCACGGAAGGACCATTATGAAGGCATCTTCTACCGAATATGGATGTGGTGTGAACCAGGCGAAAGTTGCAAGCGGTAAGACGGTGGCGGTAAGGCTTTGGGAGCATGGCGGCTCGCTCAAAGTAACCGCTTCCGGCGCAATCAGTGCCGGTCAAAAGGTCTATGGTGCCAATGGCGGTAAGATAGCCAGCAGCGGGACGATAATAATAGGCACTAATTTGGATGCAGCCAGTGGAGATGGCTCGATAGTTGAGGTCTTACCACATATCGGATATACGCAATTTAGCTCATCTTCGAGCTCATCAAGCAGCTCATCTTCGAGCTCGAGCTCATCGAGCAGTTCATCCTCATCGTCCTCAAGTTCTTCGTCATCGGCGTAGCTAAGTAACGAATAAGGAAATTTCCGTAAGCGTAAATTCGTTACGGGGCAATGAAAAAGATATTTTTAGGAGATAGATAAATGATTCAGCAAGCTACAAGAAGCGTACCCAGGGAGGATCTGGGAGTAGCATTTCACGAGTTCGATACCTCGGTGGACGGTTTTATCGCCAATGAAGCCCTGCCCCCGACCACGGTAGGGAAAAAGGCGGCGACTATGGGGGTCATTACCCGGGAGAACAATAAACGGGCTAATGCCGACCATGCTAATGGGGCTGCATTTAATCGGGTAACCCTGATATCGGAAGATAAGAGCTATGCCTGTGTGGACCATGGCCTCGAGGGCCAGCTCACCGATGAGGACCGTGCGACCTACGAGACGGACTACAATGCGGAATATGAGACGGTCCAGTCAACGACCAGGAAGATGTACATCGAGCGGGAAATCAGGGTGGCGGCGGCCCTGTTCAATACCACCACCTTTACCGGGACAGCTCTCTATACCGACAACTCGGCCAGCCCATGGGACAATATTGCAACTACCATTATCGCCCAGGTCATAGCGGCCAAGAAAAGGGTACGTCTTAACTGCGGTGTCATGCCCGATACAATGCTCATCGGACAGACCAGCTTAGAGAACCTGCTGCTCAATACCCAAATCAGGACACAGTTCCCGGGGGCTAACCTGATTACCTTAGCGATGATACAGCAGGCCCTGGGCGCCATATTCGGACTGCAGAACCTTATTGTGGGCAAGGTGGGTTATGACTCGGCCGATGAGGGCCAGAATTTCAGCGCATCGGAAATCTGGTCTGATGATTACGCCCTTATCTACAAGAGGCATGTGGGCGGCAGGGCCACACCGGGACTGGGCAGGAACGTGGAATGGAACGGAGTTGACGGCGGCCTGGGACAGGTCAAGGAATATCGCGAAGAGCAGACAGAATCGGACATCTACCGCGTGCGCGACTTTTCGTTCGAGTGGATATTCGATGCCTACTTCGGACACCTGATGAAGATTGATGCCTAAGCCGCAACTTAAGAAATAGGCGGGTGTCTATATGACCCAGGATGCCTTCGATACGACCTTAGAGCTATCGGCGGACAGCTTCTTTCTGCTGCCGGGGACCGGGTACGTGACCTACTTTCCGGCTTCCGGAGTATCGCGAAGGATACAGGCGGTAATCGAGAGGCCGGGTCCCGAGCGGATAGCAGAATTAGGCGGCGGCCGCCAGGTCAATGAAATATTGGTCAAGAACAGCGGCAGCGATGGTATAGCATCCGGCCAGGTGGATACCGGGGGCGATAAGATAAAGATGGCGCCCCGGGAAGGCATGGTGCCGGTATTGATGAGGATTACTAAAATTATCAGCCAGGATGCCGGGATGACAAAATTGAAGGTGCAAATATAAATGCTTGAGATACGGTTCGATGAAGAAAAGATAAAGCAGGTGCAGAGGGAATTGAGAAACTTCCCAAAGGCCCTGCCCAAGGTAATGAGCAGGGGGCTGAACCGGACGGCTATGTCGGCACGTACGCAGGTATCGCGTTTTCTTTCAAAGCGGACCGGAGTGAAAGTTAAGGATGTACGAAATCGCTTATTTTTACAAAAGGCGAGTTATACAAATTGGCGTTCGGGGGTGGGCGTAAGTCGTAAAAGATTATCATTGAGTTTGCTACAGCCCAAACGAACAACAAGAGGATTATCGGTTAAACATAGAGGAAAAAGGGTCACTATTAGAAGGGCGTTTCCCGCACTCAAAGGCTGGTTTATTAGGCAGGAAGAGGGACGCAGATCAGGATCAACTATCGGGGTTGAAGCGGCGATGTCAATGGAAGGGAAACTGGTAGGCCGGTTGCCTATTTCTCGGATCAAGGGACCGATTTTATCCTGGTTATATGAAGGGGCAAAAGATGATGTTAATCGGATACAGGCCGAGTCCGCGAAGCGGCTGGCTAAGAATATCCACGACCAGGTAAACCTGATATTGAAAAGGAAACTGCCGGCTTAAGCCACCGCCCCCGCCAGAGACAAGCGGGGACAAGCTAAGCATGAGCGGAGTAACTATGAGCACACCCTTAATAGAGCAGATTGCGGTCAAATTGGAAGAGGCCATAAACGCTATTACCGAGGCCAACGGCTTCAATTACGACCTTACCGCGGTCAGGCCGAAAAGGATTCACTTAGAGGGTGACATCAATAAGGATAAGACGGTAATTATCGAGCAGGAATCGGCGGTCAAGCACCAGCAGAGCGGGGACACTATTACCTGGCGGCAGGGGTTCACCTTGCAGGCCCTGGTAATCGACAGCGATACCGAGACCGAGGCCATCGATACCAGGCTCAATAAGATAAGGGCGGACATCGAGAAGCAGCTTACCGGCTCGACTTATGTGGACTGCGACGGCCTGGCAGACGGCATCCTGCTAAAGGACCCGGAGAAATTTCTGACAGAGGACTGCTCGGGGATAGCGGTCAATATCGATGTGGTCTATACGACGGAATATAACGACCCTTATACAGAAGGTTAAAAATGGATATTTTAGAAGAAAACAAGAATCCGCAAATCAACTTATGCACGGGAAAACCGGAGAAAATGTGGGTTGATTAGGCTTGTCCCAATCAAGATTGTAAAGAAGGAAATACAAAAAGGAATGAATTTTCTAATTTTGTTGATGGAGGACCGGTATTCATACCGGCAAAAGTAAAATTTAGTTGCGAAGAATGCGGAACTTCAGAAACAAAAACAATTAGTTAAAGGAGATAAAAAATGGCAATAGGACATGGAGCGACATTAACCGGCTCGACCACAGGGAGTATCGGCAAGCTTACAAATGTCGACTGGTCGGGCCTGGTGGCGGACGATATCGATGTAACTGATTTCGATTCACCGGACAACGTCAAGGTCTATGAGGGGGGACTAATGGACGCCGGGGAGCTTACGGCGGACCTGCGTTACGATTCGACTCTGTTTAATACGATACTTGATGCGGTATTGGCCCGGTCGGTTGAATACTGGACGCTGACTAAGGACAGTAATTCACTGGTCCTGCCGGGCTATCTCAAGAGTATTGGCCTTAGCGTGCCGGATGGCGATAATATGATGGCGCCTATAACTATTAAGGTCACGGGCAAGCCGCAGTATCCATCATCTTCTTCGTCCAGCAGCTCATCGAGCAGCAGCTCTTCGAGCAGCAGCACGGGTGCATAAACGCGATACGCGAAACAATAAAAACACTGCCGCTCTTAGCGGCTTCCCAAGAAAAGGCCGCGAAGCGGACTAACCGCGAAGCGGAGTATTGAGAAAGGAGAATTTATATGGATTGGGCCACTAAGGACAATTTTTTCAAGGCCAAGGTGCCTGTCGAGGAGATGGATGTCCCGACTATCGGAAGGGTGAAAGTGCACGGCTTGGGATTAGGCGAGAAGGAGGACTGGGAGAAAAATTCGTTTAAGGTCAACGTGGAGAAAAATGACCTGACGATTTCCAATGCCGATGCCCAGCTCCTGATACTTACCGTCTACGACCAGCACGGCCGGCCGATGTTTGCCGAGGCGGACATGGGCAGGCTGCGAGTATTACCCGCCGTCTATGCCGAGCCGGTCATTGCCACGGCAAGGCGCCTTTCCGGTATCGGCAAGCAGGCTGTTAAGGACATGGTAAAAAACTCGACAGCGGCCCAGGAGCCCGAAGAGCTCGATTCAAGCACCGCTTAGCGATGGCCCTGGGCTGGACGGTCCCTGAGCTTAATGAGCGAATGAGCGCTTATGAGGCCGCCCAGAAGGAGATATTAGAGTATATTGACCCCTGGGGTCCTAAACGGGGCGATTACCAGGCGGCAAGGATAGTTTGGGCCGTGGCGAACGTGCTGGGCGGTAAGATGAGCTTTAAGAAGGTACTGGAGATGTTTGATTTTTGCGAAAAATACGAGCAGACGGATGATGAGGTTGACCAAATTTTCGGGCAGATACAATCAATAGGTAAACAATAATGGCATTAACGACACAGGTAGGCCTGGAGTTTATCGCCCGCAACAGGGCGAATAGGCAGATAAGCTCATTCAATCGCAGCATTGCGAGGATGGGCAAGCAAATGCTGGCCATAGCGGGGGTGGGGGGCGGATTGTATATGCTCAATCGGGGATTGCGAGGTGCGCTCAGGGCATTCATGGAGCAGGAGAAGGCCGAGCGTGCTTTGAGCGCGGCGGTGGAGGGTTCTATAGAGCAATACAAGACTTACGCGGCCGAGATGCAAAAGCTGACCGTTTACGGTGACGAGCTGATATTATCGCAGATGGCTTATGCACGGAATCTGGGAGTGACAACGGACAAGTTACAGGAGGCCACCACGGCGGCCATAGGCCTGGCGGCAAGATATCGGATTGATTTGGCCGCGGCTATGATGTTAGTGGGCAGGGCATCGCAGGGACAGACCCAAATGCTTACCAGATATGGTATTGTCATCGACCAGAATTTATCTACACAGGAGAAGTTCAATGAGCTGCTTAAGATAGGGGCGGAATCGTTTCGACTTGCCGAGGAAGAAACAGAAACATTGGAAGGAACTTGGGCACAGTTCGCCAATAATGTGGGTGACTTTGCTGAGGATATTGTTGGTGCCTGGCTGGATGTAGCTAAGGGATTAAAGGTAGTTATCGACCATTATAAGGGTGTTGAACAAAGTGCGGAAAAGGCACATAGAAAAGTGAAAGAGGCTATGCCTTCTTTCCAAGCAAACATGCCGGGTGCATTTTATTATCCACCGCCAAAGCTTGTACCGCCCAAAATACCAAAAATACCAATACCAGAAAGTCTGGCACGTAAGCCCATATTATTTGAAGCGGTAGGAGAATTTCAAAAGAGAATTAAGGAACAAGAAGCCATTAAAACATCTGTGGATACAATACGGTCAAAATATCTTCCCGCATTGAGGATGGAAATAGCATTGACAGGTAAATTAGGTGGGGCTCGAGCTCATGCCCGGCAGGTTATGAAGCTGGAAAACGAGCTAAGGGAGAAAGGCTTGGAACAATCGGCGGAGGGAATAAGATTGATGGAGAGACAGGCATATTGGCTCAAGGAATTAGAGAAGGCACAAAGATTGGCCCGGATAGCGGATGATATAGGCTCATCGTTTGCCAATGCCTTCGAGGACATTATATTCGAGGCCAAGAAATTAGATGAGGTAATGCGGTCGGTCATGCGCAGTATCGCCCGCTCGGTCATGCAGAACCTTATATTTCAGCCGATGGGCCTGGCGATATCGGGTGCAATAAGCGGCGGATTGAGCGGATTGTTCGGCGGGGCGGCAGG